GATGCTAATGCACAAGATCAACAGAAGTCTTTGGAAGAGCAAATACTCAAACTCAACTACAAATCGTTCACTCAAATTGTTATACTTGGGTCTGCTTCTTTCGTTCCCTTTATGCAACTTAGTGCTCCACATAGAAGGGAAGTTATAGAAGATCTCCTAGACATCAGAGTCTTCTCTACCATGTCAGACATCCTAAAAGAGAAAGTAAAGGGTGTCAGGACTCGTATACAGACGTTAGATCTAAAGAAGGAGAGTGTTGCAGATAAGATCATCATGCAGCAAAACTTTATCAAGTCTATAGAAGAGAGTGGACAGGAAGAGATAAGCACAAAGAGACAGGAGATACAGAATCTTGAGGATGAAATGGAAGAGTATCAGACTCTTGTAGATAATCTTCTATATGACCTAAAGATGAAAGAAGAAAGGATCAAAGACTATACCGATGCAGGAAAAACTCTTAGAAAACTAGGAACATATAAAGGAAAGTTACAGTCTAAACACACAAATTCTACGAAGGAAAGGGACTTCTTCAAGGACAATGTATCATGCCCTACATGTACACAAACCATACAGGAAGACTTTCGTGTAAATAAAATTGAACAACTAGAAAATACAATCTCCGGTTTCACGGATAACCTCCAAGAGATCGAAGATGCTATCTCAGATGCAGAATCTAGAGAGAAGCAATTTATTTCTATACAAAAGGAGATCTCCAATCTATCAAATGAAATTTCTCAAACAAATGTTCGGATTACTGGATCAAGAAAACAATCTAGTAAACTCGAACAAGAAATTCAAACTATTACCACTAGACTTGAAAACAGAAATTCTGAACATGAGAAACTAAGTACATACAAGGCATCACTAAAACAAGTCCTTGCTGATTACGGAGACCTAAAAGAGAATTACGAATACTTCCAAGAAGCAAACATACTGCTAAAAGATGATGGTGTCAAGAGTTCTATCATCAAGAAATACATTCCTCTTATCAATCAACAGGTCAACAAGTACTTGCAGATGATGGACTTCTACATCAACTTTACACTTGATGAAGAGTTCAATGAGAAGATAGAGTCACCTATACACGATAAATTTTCATACCCATCATTCTCTGAAGGTGAGAAGATGAGGATTGACCTTGCTCTTTTATTCACATGGAGAGAGATAGCAAGGATGAAGAATAGTGTTGTGACTAATCTTCTTATCATGGACGAGGTGTTCGATTCCTCACTTGATGGTCTGGGTACAGATGAGTTCCTAAAGATTATTCGTTATGTTATAAAGGATGCTAATGTATTTGTTATCAGTCATAAGCAGGACTTAGTAGAGAAGTTCAATGCTATTCTTGAGTTCAAAAAGGTCAAAGGATTCTCAATTCTAAGGGGGGTTGACAAAACCGAACAATCGTGATAGTCTAAATAACATTACAAAGGGATCGAAAGATCGTGCCCCTACGTAAACCATCACCCCATGTCGGGGGAGATGTCATCCGCAGGGCGTTTTTTTTGTCCATGCGAGAAAATACGATACAAATGTTTACAAAATCTACAATCGCAGCACTTGCTGCATCTCCACTTCTAATTTCTGGTGCTGCTATTGCAGGTCCATATGTTAATATAGAAGCAAATGGATCATATCCAGACGGTACATATACTTCAGGTAATGTTGAATTTCAAGTTGGTTACGAAGGACTAACAACAAACGGAATCTCATGGTATGTTTCAGGTGGTCCAACTGTTCAGCACACAGAAACTGCTGATGAGTTTGGCGACGTTGAACTAGCAGGATACCTTGGTGGTGGAAAGCAGATCACAGAAAAGGTAGGACTATACGGAGAAATCTACGGTGCTACTAACAACGATAACGTTGACTGGTCTGGTAAAATCGGTACAAAATACACATTCTAAGTTATGGAGGCAGTAGACATTTCTGCATTCAAGGCAGTACTTTGGTGTTTCTATCCTATTGGAATTCTTGTTTTTGTAGAATTGTTTCTACGTGCTTCTGATGATGACGATGATGATCCGGAGGGTGGGGTCATGACCCCAGTTTATAACCCTATATAAAAAAACACAAACCCTCTTCGGAGGGTTTTTTTATGTAATGAATCTACTCAAAAATCCTTTGTTTCAGATCAATATGATATTGATTTGCTCTCTTATCTTTATAGAGTTGATGCATGTCAATTATCACAGAACAACACCACCTTGTCCTGTAGAACAAATAGAAATGGAAGAGGATTGGTGATAAGAAAAGTTTATATATAAGATTATTTTTTCTTACTTGACAATTGTGTAAAGTTTTGTTACGCTATATATTAATATACAACAAAAAGTTTATGACTGTTACAACAGAATCAGGCGGACGCCAAAATGCATTCCCAACTGAGGTACAACCTTATATTGACGAAAGTATTTCGTATGAGTCCTATGCAAAGAATGCAGAGAAGATCAACGGAAGATGGGCGATGGTCGGATTAGTTGCAGGGTTTATCTCCTATGCAACAACAGGAAACTTTTTCTTCGGTGGAATCTTAGGATTCTAACGAATGTCAACAAATTCACACAAACAACAGGTAAAAACAATGACTCCAGAAGCAGAAAGATTCAACGGTTGGGCAGCAATGCTTGGTTTCGTAGCAGCAGTAGGTGCTTACGCAACAACAGGAAACATCATCCCCGGTATTTTCTAAGTGTCTGACAAAGAATCAAAAACATTTGCTGAGAAACTAAATGGCAGACTTGCTATGCTCGGCATCATCGCAGGACTAGGTGCATACCTAACAACAGGTCAAATCATTCCCGGTTACGTGTAATGACAAGGCATCCAGTACCCCTCAAAGTTGTACCATATATCTTCATGGTGGCAGCAAGCATCAGTACAATAACAGGTGTACTGGTCTAATAACAAAACTGAATAATCAGAAAGCAGATCTTGACGGTCTGCTTTTTTTGTACTATAATGAATTGAAACAATAAACTTATGATGAAGTTATCCGATAAAACGAAGGCAATCCTAAAGAACTTCACGGAGATAAATCAATCTCTATCGTTCAAGAAAGGAAAGAAGATAAGAACTATCTCGCCTATGCAAAACATTCTTGCTGAAGCAACGATTGACGAAGAGATACCTTCAGACTTTGCAATCTATGATCTACCTCAATTCATCACAACTATTGATGTGTTGTACAAGGATCCTGATATTGATATCACATCAGAGCAGTATGCTTCTATCAAGGAAGGTAAGGCAACTCGTTCAAAATATTTCTTCTCAGATCCTGATGTGATTATCTCACCACCAGAAAAAGAGATGGCACTCCCTAGTGAGGAAGTATCTTTCAATCTTGATGAGACTCAGGTAAAGAAACTTATTCACTCTGCAAATATACTAGGTCTTCCTGATCTATCAGTTGTAGGTGAAGCAGGAGTTGTGAAGGTTGTTACAAGTGATCGTAGAAACGATACATCTAATGACTATACAATTGTAGTTGGATCAACAGAGCATGAGTTCTCATTCAACTTCAAGATGGAGAACATCAAACTTATCAAAGGATCATATCAGGTCAGTATATCTAAGGCAAACCTTGCTAGATTCCACAACGTAGCATATAATCTTACATACTTCGTAGCACTAGAACCTGATTCTACTTACAACTAATGTTTTGCGATCGTCTCAGTTTAGTTACTGGAGGTTTTGACCCTATTCATAGTGGTCATCTCCAGTATTTCAAAAGAGCAAAAGACCTTTCAAACTATCTTGTTGTAGGACTGAATGGAGATCCTTGGTTGAAGAGAAAGAAAGGACAATACTTTCAGTGTTGGACTGAACGTGCAGATATTGTACGTCATCTAGACATGGTTGATGCTGTAATATCATGGGACGATGCTGATGACTCTGCTTGTGGTGCTATTGCAAAATGCCTAGACATTTCTACTGAGGTGATATTCTGTAATGGTGGTGACAGAGGTAAAACAAATACACCAGAGTATGAAGAATATAAAAACAATCCAAGAGTATCATTTGAATTTGGTATCGGTGGTACAGATAAAATGAATAGTAGTTCATGGATTCTCCATGGATATTTTGAACGTCAACGTAAACTTTTAGGCATATGATTCCTCACGGTACAGCAGATCCATCTATCACACTGCCAATTTCAATAGCAGTGTTGACTATATTATTATCAGGTTATGGAATCTATAAAGGATTCTTTGCCAATCAAAATCTTACAGATCCATGGGACGATCATGATGACTGAACTCAGAAACAAATTGAATCTCAAAGAGTGTGATTTTTTGATTGATCTTCTTATGACAGATAGAACAAATCAATTAGCACATACTGCTACAGCATATCAAGTAGACGTACCATTGCTTGTACAAAAACTAGCAGGACAAGGTGATATACTAGAGGGAGTATATAACGAATTCAATGACTGAGTTTTGGAAGATCTGGAAATATGCTCTAGGATCTTTCCAAGATGAAACCACAAAGGATTATGATAATATAATATGCGTCATCAGATCTATGATTTTTTTACAACTTGTTATTACAAACTCATTCATCATTGCCGGTAACGTTCGACATTGGAATGATCATCACACACCACCGACCTATGAAAGACCAGAACAGTATCCCGAAAGAAGACCAAGACCAGAGATGGAACCGTGCTCTCGATATTTTTATAGAGAGTGTTCACAAACCAGACCATGCACTGAGAGGTTGTGCTCACAACCAGAAGTGCTATAATGAACTTATGTGGATTCGAGATGACATTATAGAACATCTTCGAGATCTTCGCAGGTAAATTATTTTTTTATTATGAACAACTATGGACTAGAGATAGCGTTCTGGGTTATACTAGGATTATATCTCGTATATCTCTGGGAGGAGAAAAAGAAATGAATATATTTGTTACCAACCCTGATCCTGTTGTATCTGCACAGGTGCTACCTGACAAACACATTGTCAAGATGCCACTTGAGACATGTCAAATGTTATCTATCGTAGCATCACCTGAGTGGGGTTATAACTTAGGTGCTTTACCTAAACTAGATGGCACACCATACAAAACTGCCAAGGGTGCATTTCGTAATCATCCATGCACCATATGGGCACAACAAAATTTTACGTGGTTGATTCTACATGGTCTAGCATTGTGTGATGAGTACACACATAGGTATGGTAAAAGACATAGTTGTCAATCCACTATCGAACATGCTGACACAATATTCCCACGACAAGATTCTGATCCTACAGAGTTTGTGTTTGCAGGACCTGATGAGTTCAAATATGATGACAGCAAAGACATCTTTACAAAATACAAAGACTACATTTTTTCAAAACCATGGGCAAGAGATAATTATCTACGTGACCCATCAAGAAGACCAGAATGGATGTGGTAAAACATAGGTGCATGGTCAATATGCCTGTGTATTCTATACAATTGGATATTGACAATGACCAACTTATCAAAGACATACAGAAACATAGAAACAAGTTCCCCGATGGTGAAGTTTCTAATGTGAAGGCATGGAGAAGTTCATACAAAACACACAAACAAACAAAATTATTTGATCCTTATATTGATAAAATATTAGATGGTGTAGATAAAGCAAGAATATCTGATCCAGAATTTTTTAGTAGACTACAGATATGCACATACAAGGTTCAAGATTTTTGGGCACTGATGTATGAGCAAGGTGATCATACTATAAGACATACTCACTATCCTTGCACATGGGCATCTTGTTACTATGCATATGCAGATGAGGATTCTGCACCTATAAGATTTGACATGTTGCGAATCAAACCGAAATCTGGTACACTACTATTATGGAACGGATCTCTCTTTCATTCTGTCCCTGAGACACAAGGAAAGAGAATTGCTATTTCTGCAAACTTGATTATTGATGACTTTGGATAGAGATTTTATATGGGTTGAAAAATACAGACCCAAGACAATTGATGAATGTATTCTACCTGAGAGAATCAAGAAGACATTCAATGACTTTCTAGCAAAGGGTGAACTACCGAACATGCTCCTATCTGGACCTCCCGGTATAGGAAAGACCACTGTGGCAAAGGCACTATGTAAACAGATGGGACTAGATAGTTATGTTATAAACGGATCGGATGAAGGTAGGTTTCTCGACACCGTGCGTAATCAAGCTAAGAGTTTCGCCTCTACTGTTTCCCTTACGTCAAGGGGCAAGCATAAGGTTATCATCATTGACGAGGCAGACAACACCACCCACGATGTTCAATTACTTCTTAGGGCAAATGTTGAACAGTTTTATAAAAACTGCAGATTCATTTTTACGTGCAATTACAAGAACAGAATCATAGAACCATTGCATTCTAGATGTACGGTTATAGATTTTAGTGTAGATGGTAAAGAGAAACAAACAATAGCAGCACAGTTCTTCAAAAGATTGAACGAGATATTATCTTTAGAAGAAGTTACAGCAGATAAAAAAGTATTAGCAACAGTAATTCAAACACACTTCCCTGATTGGAGAAGAGTACTGAACGAGGTGCAGAGATATGCAGCAGGAGGAGAGATTGATACTGGTATATTATCTAAACTATCAGATGTAAACACAAAAGAATTGATGGGATATCTTGAGAAGAAAGACTTTCCTAATGTAAGAAAGTGGATTGTACAGAACTTAGATAATGATCCCAACACAATACTGAGAAATATTTACGATTCATTGTATAATGTATTGAAACCTGCAACTATACCACATGCGGTATTAGTTGTGGCAAAGTATCAATACCAAGGTGCTTTTGTTGCTGATCAGGAGATCAATCTCTTGGCAGCGATGACTGAAATTATGATGGAGTGTGAATTCAAATGACCAATCTCAAGACACCATTACGATATCCGGGTGGTAAGTCTAGAGCAGTTGGTAAAATCAAGAATTTCTTTCCTAACCTTTCAAACTGTAAGGAGTATCGTGAACCATTTCTAGGTGGTGGTTCTGTAGCATTACATATCAGTATTGCTTTTCCACACTTGAACATCTGGGTCAATGATTTATATGAACCATTGACAAACTTTTGGCAAATTTTACAAAAACAGGGAGATGAAATTGCGTCCAAACTCAAAGATATCAAAGGAAACACAACCGACTGCAGAGTACTCTTCGAGGATAGCAAGTCTATTCTACATGATAGAGGACTTACCGATCTCGAACGTGCTGTTGCTTTCTATATCGTCAATAAGTGTAGTTTCAGTGGTCTTACTGAGTCTTCATCTTTTTCAGAGCAAGCATCAAGACAAAACTTCACCGTGCGAGGCATTACCAAACTACCCCAGTATAGTAGAATCATCCAACGATGGACGATTACAAATGACTCCTATGAAATTTTACTAACAGATCTTGTAAATGCATTTTTATATCTTGATCCACCATATGAGATAGATTCAAACTTATATGGTAAGAAAGGTGATATGCATGAGGGTTTTGATCATGATAAGTTTGCAGAAAAATGTGATAACAGAGTTGCAAAGATGCTCATATCTTATAATTCATCACAACTCATCAAGGATAGGTTCAATAGTTGGTCAGCATCTGAGTATGCTCATACCTATACCATGAGATCTGTTGGTGATTATATGTCGAAACAAAAACAAAGAAAGGAATTATTACTTTTCAATTACAACAAAGAACCAAAAATACAATTCTCATTTGGAGGATGCTATAACTATGATAAACTCAACTCATCAGGATTGACATGAACCCAGAAGAAGAGAATCCATTTTGGGGAGAACCCACTCCTACTGATTTGTGGGACGACATGAAGAAACTAAATGACTGCTATGAGAAACTTGGGTGGACTCATTTTGATTATCTAGAGATTGCTATTGAAGGTAATCATGTTACAATAAGGAACAGGTCAAAAGAAGGTAGATGAAACCCGAACTGAAGGATTGGTTGAATTCAATCAACTATAAAAAGAATAATTTGTTTGACGATCCAGAGGTTACAGACTCAATGTATCCTGCATTTATAGTCAATAGATGTATGGCAGGTCACATGGATGCTGTGCTATATGCTAATGAGATGAATATATACAATTCTTTAGACAAGAGACTACAGTACGACTTTTTACTAAATATTTTACGATCTCGGAAAAGATTCTCTCCTTGGATTAGAAAGGAAGAATTGGACAATCTTGAACTAATCAAGAAATACTATCGCTACAGTGATGAAAAGGCAAAGCAAGTCCTCTCCATACTTACCGAAGATCAGTTGAACTTTATTAGATCTAAACTTGATACTGGAGGATTGAGATGAGTGTGGTGATTGAACCAGAATACGACTGGTCGCCAAATAAAATGATTGAGGTTACACTTGCTGAACCTGATGATTTTCTAAAAGTAAGAGAAACGTTGACAAGAATAGGGGTAGCATCCCGTAAGGAACAGAAGTTATATCAGTCTTGCCACATATTGCATAAGCAAGGTAAGTATTTCATAGTTCATTTCAAGGAACTTTTTGCTTTAGATGGTAAAAAAGCAAATCTAAGCATCAATGATTTCCAAAGAAGAAATAGAATTGTGCAACTGTTAGCAGATTGGGGTTTAGTTCATGTGATATCATCAAATCTAATTGATGACATAGCACCACTAAATCAGATAAAGGTAATATCTTATAGAGAAAAGGGAAATTGGAAGTTAGAAACTAAGTATAATATTGGAAAGAAGAAGACTACTGAATCTTCTTAATTTTTTGAACGTGAGAACCCTCTGGTTGATCGTAAATTTTATCTGAAAATGGCGTGATTACTTTGTAGTCACGCTTATTTTGTCCACATTTTTTTCTACATAGTGGATCTTTCCAAGTTTTTATACCACTCCAGTATATTTGCCACTCTTTAGACTGTAATAATTCACCAAGAGAATCATAATTTTTTATATTGGGCACTGTCTGAAGGTTCTCATAGTCTGATGCCATCCAACAACATGGAAAAACATTACCTCTTGCTGTAATAAAAAGTCTTTTTCTATCAAGACATAATGGTTCTACCTTACTGAAAAACTTTTTACCTATTACATGGGTTCCAACACCATGTTCTACGTTTCTATTCGAGTATATTGTGTGAAAATGTAAGAACCCCATGCTCTTTGCCATCTCCATAGCGGTCTCTATTTGGTGCTCATTCCAACTAAACTGAACCATAGACCAAACTGCCCATCCACCGGCATTTATGAACGCTGTAGCGTTCTCTAGAGTCTTTTCCCACACACACTTGACTCTATAATACTCATAAGTTTCTTTATCAGTGCCATCAAGGGCGAATAAAACAGGATTGTCACCTATTCTTTTTGCTAATTCTTCCCAATATGATGGTTTGTGTGCTGAACCATTAGTAAAAAGTTTGATATCTATGTCAGATTCTACTAGATGATCAAGAATAGGAAACAAATGTCTATTGGCACTAGCATCACCATAGTTGCCACACATCTCTATTGATTTTACATCTGAATTTGTTATCTTTTTTATATCTTCTACTGTCAAATCAGTGCTGATAACCCTACCTTCTTCGTTTCTAGAACAAAAAAGGCATGCAGCATTGCACTTATCGGTCAAATCTATCTGGATATCCGTCCATGTTACTTCGGATTCCACCATTCACAAAAAAAGTATTACTATTATAATTATCTATGTCGCCTTCGGGGACACTATTCACAGACGCTAAAGAGGTCACTATGTTTGACAACGGTATTACGTTGACTGTAGGAGATACACAAGAGTATCTCAACAAAATAAGACGAAACATGATCGGATTTGACGATTGGATCAGCGATTTCGATTCACACTTCAAAAATTCTAACTACCCACCTTATAATACTATAAAGATATCCAATCATGAGTATAAAGTAGAGGTCGCACTAGCAGGATTCAAGAAAGATGAACTAAAAGTTTACACACAAGAGGGTAAACTCATCATCGAAGGAAAGAAAACTGAGAAAGAGGGCACTGATTACATGCATCGTGGACTAGCACAAAGATCTTTTACTAGATCATGGGCAGTACCTGATGATTTAGAGGTCAAGAACGTCAATTTTGAAGACGGATTACTTCTTATTGATATAGAAAGGATCATTCCAGAGCATAGGCAGCGTAAGGAGTGGCTCTAAATACCTAAAAAGCAATTAGGTCGTGTTCAATAGGGTAAGAAAACACATTTCAGCGTCAGATCTTCGTCGATTGAACGAGGGTCTGACTTTGAAGTTTAGAGATAAATTAAATCCAATATTTTGGGGTCCATCTGGTCTCAAATCCATAGTCAGAGAGAAACTAATGGACTTTGGTAAGGCATTTGCAGACTATGCAGAGATACCAGAGCAAGGGATCGTAGATATTTTGATGCTAGGAGGTAATGCAGGTTATAATTACACCAAATATTCTGATATTGACGTACATTTAGTGGTAGATCCTAAGTATGTACCCGATTGTGACCCAGAATTGATAGATGATTACTACATGGACAAGAAAACCTTGTGGGAGTTGACTCATGATATCAAAATCTATGGTGTGCAGGCAGAACCATACATTGAGAGACCCGGAATCACTAGAAAGAAGAGTCAGGGTGTCTATAGTCTACTAAAAAACAGGTTTATACAAGAACCACAGCGATTTGATGGTGAGTTGGACGAGAGAGAACTAGAAAAGAAGACAAACAACATCAAAGGTAAGATAGACAGACTTGTAGATAGTGATAATGGTGTCGGTTTACGTGCTATAATGAAGAAACTAAGAGCAGCAAGGCAGGCATCACTCGATTCCTTTGGAGAATATGGATTTGAGAACCTTGTGTTCAAAGAACTAAGAAATAGTGGTTACATTGACAAAGTAAGGGATACCGTGCTACAATTAAATTCAAGAAACCTATCCTTGACATGATACAAATATTATTATTGAAGAACCACTTGGTTCTTATTTCCCGAATTGAAGAAGTTGGCACTGAATTGGGTGAACCCGACTGCAAATTGACAGAACCATACGAATTGAAGCAAGAGAATGGTGATAATTTCTTGACACCATGGCCAAGTTTTACAACACAGAAAGAATTAATGATTCATTCTGATAGTATACTAACTATGGTGCAACCTGATAAGGATCAACTCGATAAGTACCAGACACTTACAGCAAAACCTAGCATTACTGTAAAATGAGATATTACACCAACGTTCAGATGGTCGGCAACGACTTTCTGGTTCGTGGGTATGAGAATGGTAAGTCATTTACATCAAGAGATGACTTTCAACCCACTTTGTTTGTCCCTAGTAAGAAGAAAACAAAGTATAGAACCTTGGATGGTAAGTATGTTGGTGAGGTAAAACCCGGAACAGTGAGAGATTGTAGAGAGTTTATAAGGTCGCATGAGAATATAGAAAAGTTCCCTATCTATGGCAATCGTAGATACATCTACCAGTATATTTCAGATAAGTATCCAGAAGATGAGATAAAGTTTGATCTCAACAACATGAAACTTGTCACGATTGATATTGAGGTGAAGTCAGAGAATGGATTCCCCTCTGTAGAGAAGTGTGATGAAGAGATGTTGCTCATATCATTACTTGATTTCTCTTCAAAGAAGATACTTACCTTTGGTGTTGGTCCTTTCGACAATAAAGATAAGGATGTAACTTATATCAGGTGTGTGGATGAGTATGATATGCTACAAAGATTCCTAGCATACTGGCAACAGAATACACCAGAGATTGTGACAGGATGGAACTGTACATTATATGATATACCATACCTTGCAAAGAGAATCACTCGTATTCTAGGTGAGAAAGCATCAAAGCAACTATCTCCATGGGGTCTAGTGACTCATGAAGAGATCTTTATACAGGGTAGAGGACATTTACAGTATGATATTGCAGGTGTTACTGTTCTAGACTACTTAGATCTATACAAGAAGTTCACATATAAGGCACAAGAGTCATATAGACTGGATTATATTTCATCTGTAGAACTAGGACAGAAGAAACTAGACCATTCAGAGTATGATACTTTCAAAGATTTCTATACAAATGGATGGCAGAAGTTTGTAGAATACAACATCATTGACGTAAAACTTGTTGACGCTCTTGAAGAGAAGATGAAGTTGATTGAACTTGCTGTGACCATGGCATATGATGCCAAAGTTAATTTCAATGATGTATTCTATCAGGTTCGTATGTGGGATATGATTATCTACAACGATTTGAAGAGAAAGGATATTGTTATACCACCAAAGCAGGATGAGGATAAGTCAGATAGGTATGCAGGTGCATATGTAAAAGAACCAAAACCGGGTGTCTATGATTGGGTGGTATCATTTGACTTGAACAGTCTGTACCCTCATCTTATAATGCAATATAATATTTCACCAGAGACTTTACTGGATGAAAGGTATCGTGGTGTGAGTGTGGATAAGTTATTGAACGAAGAAGTAGACCTATCTGGTCTCAAAGACGTTACTGTGTGCCCAAATGGTGCTGTATTTACCACTAAAAAGAGGGGTTTTTTACCCAAAATAATGGACAAAATATACAGTGAAAGGGTCATCTTCAAGAAGAAGATGCTCAAGGCAAAGCAAGAGTATGAGAAGTCTCCTACCAAGGCATTGGAAAGAGAGATTGCTCGCTGTAATAATATACAGATGGCAAAGAAGATTCAACTCAACTCTGCCTATGGTGCTATCGGTAATAACTACTTTCGTTATTACAAATTAGCGAACGCTGAAGCAATCACATTAGGTGGTCAGTTCTCTATTCGTTGGATCGAGAACAAGATGAACATCTACATGAACAAAATACTAAAAACTAAGGAGGTTGATTATGTTATTGCTAGTGATACTGACTCTATCTATTTGCACATGGGTCCTCTTGTTGAAGTTATATACAAAGAACGAGAGAAGACTACTGAAAGCATTGTTGGGTTCCTTGACAAGATCTGTGATGTGGAACTTGAAAGGTATATTTCGAGTTCTTACGAAGCGTTGGCCACGTACGTCAACGCTTACGAGCAGAAAATGTTCATGAAGCGTGAGACAATAGCAGAAAGAGGTATATGGACAGCGAAGAAAAGATATATTCTAAATGCATGGGACATAGAAGGTGTGAGATTTGCAGAACCAAAACTCAAGATGATGGGTATTGAAGCAGTCAAATCATCTACACCTGCACCATGTAGGACTCTTATCAGAGATGCATTGAAAGTTATACTAACACAGACAGAACAAGATGTAATAGACTTTGTGGAGCAGGCAAGAGCAGACTTCAAGAAGTTACCTGCAGAGGAGATTGCATTTCCTAGATCAGTTTCAAGTGTAACGAAATATCAAAGTGCCAGTAGCATATATGCCAAGGGCACACCTATACATTCTAGGGGATCCTTACTTTTCAATCATCACATAAAGAAAAATAAACTAGATAATAAGTATAATATGATAAACAATGGCGAAAAGATAAAGTTTGTTTACCTCAAGAAACCCAATCCGATTCATGAAAATGTTATTTCGTTTATCAACCAATTTCCCAGTGAGTTAGGGTTACAAAAATATATCGACTACGATTTACAATTCAATAAATCTTTTATCGAACCTGTTCGGGCGATTCTAGATGCGATTGGGTGGTCACTTGAGAAAACTGCAACACTTGAATCTTTCTTCATTTAGTGCTATACTTTTAGAATCAGGACATTTATTTTGGATTTACCAATCAACGACAGAGAACTTGAAGTCATTGTCAACGCATTGACTCTTGGTGGAGACACCGCCTTATACCAAAAATTGAAGTTGGTGAAGGAGACTAGGGATGCACATCCCGGTGGTCCTTACAAAAAGATCCTACGAGAAACACACGGAATGGTAATTTGATGAACTTTTTTGATGATGTAATCAAGGATATAGGAAAAGACACTGCAAAGTTGTCAAAGAATCTAGAGGAATCACACTCCTTTCTAGACACTGGTTCTTATATCTTCAATGCACTCTGTAGCACATCCATCTTTGGAGGTGTATCTGACAATAAAATAACTGCTATCGCAGGATCAGAAGCAACGGGCAAAACTTTCTTTGCCCTTTCTATCTGTAATAATTTTATGAAACAGAACCCTAAAGGAGGAGTTGTATACTTTGACACAGAGGGTGCTATAACAAAAGAACTATTAGAGAAGAGGGGAATGGATCCCACAGGTAAGCAGTTCCTAACAATTGACTGTTTGACTGTAGAAGATTTTAGAAATGTTGCATATAAAATACTAGACAAGTATAATAGTCAGGTAGAAGAAGATCGACAACCAATGCTTATGGTTCTCGATTCTCTAGGAAACCTTTCTACAGAAAAAGAGACCAAAGATATAGCGGATGGTAAGTCGGTTCGTGACATGTCTAAGGCACAACTTGTAAAAGGTGCATTCAGAGTTCTAACACAGAAACTCAGTATTGCCAAAGTCCCACTTATCGTTCTAAACCACACCTATGATGTTATCGGTTCTTACATGCCCACAAAAGAGATGGGCGGTGGTAGCGGTCTCAAGTATGCTGCCACTACTATCATATACCTATCTAAATCTCAAGAAAAAGAAGGGACAGAAAGAGTCGGAAACATTATCAAGGCAAAGGTTGTTAAGTCGCGTATAAGCAAGGAGAACGAACAGATTGCCACACGTCTATACTATGATAAGCGTGGTCTAGACAAGTATTATGGTCTTCTTGAACTTGCTGAGAAAGGTGGTATCTGGAAGAAGGTCTCAACTCGTTACGAAGTTGATGGCAAAAAAATATATGGTTCTGAAATTTACAAGAACCCTGAAAAATACTTCACCCAAGAAGTATTAGAACAAATTGACACTGTTGCAAAACAAACTTTTAGTTATGGAAACGGAGAGAGTACCACTAACGATTCTGAGTAATCTACTTCACGATGAAGTATATGCTCGTAAGGTTCTCCCATTTATTCGTGATGAATACTTTGAAGAGAGAACTGATCGTGTAGTGTTTCAACAAATTGCAGAATATGTCAAGGCATATGATGGACTTCCTACTAGAGAAGTTCTTCATATCGAGGCAGAGAAACGTGACGATCTTACACAAGATGAGTTTTCTCTGGTTGAGAACTTGATTGATGCCTTGCATGAGTCAACATCTGAGAGAGCATGGGCAGAAGATACCACAGAGTCATGGTGTAAAGAGAGGGCAATATATCTTGCATTGATGAAGAGTATTCAGATTGCTGATGGGCAAGATGAGAAGCATAGTAATGATGCTATACCAGACATATTGAAAGATGCCCTAGCAGTAGGATTCGATCAGCATGTGGGTCATGATTACATTGATGATTCAGAAGGAAGATATGAATACTATCATAGGAAGGAAAACAAGATAGAGTTTGACCTTGAGATGTTCAATAAGATCACTGCAGGTGGTGTATCTAATAAGACTTTGAACATTGCACTTGCAGGAACAGGTGTTGGTAAGTCTTTATTCATGTGTCACTATGCTGCTAGTGTATTACTACAGGGTAAGAATGTTTTATATGTCACCTGTGAGATGGCAGAAGAAAAGATTGCAGAAAGAATCGATGCAAATCTTTTGAATACAAATATCAAAGAAGTTGCAGATTTACCAAAGACTGTATTTGAAAAGAAGGTAAACAAACTTAGAGAAAAGACTCAAGGTAAGTTGATTATCAAAGAGTATCCTACTGCATCTGCACATGTAGGACACTTCAGATCATTGTTGAGTGAACTCAAACTCAAGAAAAATTTTACACCTGATATCATCTACA